CATGTAGGCTGAGGAGGAGTCGGTCCTTTGTAATTTGAGTATATCAATAATGCTATAAACAAAAGTATTATTGAGATCTCAATCAACATTGTTAATTTAAAATATTTTTTAATGATAACTATGAGTCCAGTTATAAAAGCTATACTTTTCGCCATAGTCGCCAGCCCAGAGACGTACAAGCTCACGCGCTCAATTGGTGGTGACTGGATCGCATCAGCCGACGGTGCGGCCAAGTTCCCAGGTCTCATTCTTCACGCGATAGTGTTCGTCATTCTGTCCAAGCTTGTATACAGCATGTTTGGCAAGAAGCGCAGTTCAAATTACCAGTACGCGACCGGTAATGGATGGGGTGGTGCCACGACTCTAGGTGGTACCATCAAACTCGATGAAGATCACATCGGTATGTAGGTTTCTTTCAGAAGTCTTCACCCCCGAAGATTCTTTCAGAATTCTTCGTCAAACCTGATTGAGTCGCCATCAGCCACTAAATGCTTTGAATAATCTCCGACCCTCTTCTCAAAGAAGTTGGTCTTCCCTTCCAACGAGATGTTCTCCATCCAGTCGAAAGGGTTCTTGGCTCCGTAAATGGGAGGTTCGCCAAACTGCGTCATGAGACGATCAGCCACAAATTGAATGTACTGGATCATCTCCGGTGCATTCATACCTATGAGCTTACATGGCAAAGCTTCAGTGATGAATCGCGTCTCAATAGTGACCGCACTTTGAACAATATTTTTAATATCACTCGAAGGGCATTTCTCTTGCAAATGTGAGTGTAGAGTCACGGCAAACTCCTGGTGAAGACCCTCGTCCCGGCTGATCAACTCGTTGGAAAACGAAAGACCCGGCATGAGTCCTCGCTTCTTGAGCCAAAAGATTGCACAAAACGATCCACTAAAAAATATCCCCTCGACACATGCGAATGCCACGAGGCGTTGGGCGAACGATTCCCCTTTCCCTATCCAAGAAAGAGCCCATTCAGCCTTTTCCTTTACCACGGGCATGAATTTTATACTCGACAGAAGAAGATTCGCCTCGTCTGGGTCACGTATGAGCTTATCAATCATGAGTGAATAAGTCTCTGCGTGAATAGATTCATTAAACGCCTGGTAAGCGTAGAACGATCGAGCTTCGGGTATCTGAACCTCCTGAGAAAAGTTCAAGTCAATATTTTCCATAACGATTCCATCCGATGCGGCGAAAAAGGCCAAGATGGTTTTTATGAAATTTCTTTCCTCTGATTTTAGAATGTCCCAATCTTTGAGGTCTGCGGCGAGATCAATCTCCTCCACGGTCCAGAAACTTCCGACTGCTTTCTTATAGAGTGCCCACAAGTCCGGGTACCGTATAGGAAAGGTTGTGAACCGAGCAAGGTTCGGCTCGAGTATGGGATCCATTGATAATTAAGGCTCTCTTTTTTTTAAGACGACGATGTGGAAGACGCGGAAGTGGTGACGAGCGGAGAACTTGAACAACATGAATATTTTGTATCATATGAAAGTAAAAATAGAAATACAAACATAAAAAATCCACCCGCCGCAAACCAGAAAACAATTTCCATAATCATGGTTCAGAATATTCTACAGGTCTCGCCATCCTGAAATAGTTGAGAATCTTCTGTGATCGCGTCGTGGACGGGTCGTCGGTTGTGGATGAGTTGTCTATAGCATCATCCGGGTCAAGGGCAAGGTGGTTCTGAAATTTTCTGCATACAGGATTTGACTGTTCAAGGGCGGCGTTAAAATCTGCGAACGATTCCTGAAGAAACGTCTTCCCATCTGATGTTCTGGATTCTGGAGCTACGCTAAGTTCTTTAGATATGAGGAGAGCTATGCGCTTCATGAGCGTGCTTGAACGGGCAGAGTTTGCCATCTTGTCGTTAATCTTGAGATACAACTGGACAGACCCTATGAGACCTGTTCCGGCGGACAATATTGCATTCAGAATACTCACGTATTTTTGTGCAAGAAAGTCATTCAATGCAATGGCACACAAAGCGTTTATGGACGACAGCACAAGAATGGGTATATTAAAGCGGGTCGACGCCCACTTGTAATATGCGAAATCTTTGGAGAAATATTTGTAATATGCATTGCACTGTTTCTCCAATTTTTTCAAAAACTCTTCTTCCCGAGCATCCCAATTACTCATGTCCTAAAATAACGCACTAAAAAAATTTAGAATCAGTCTCGACCTCTACAATGTCTCGTATACGACCTGGGAGTTTTCCCCGTATGCCCTTGTAGATCATTGCAAAAACTGGGCTTGAATTTGTAATCTTAATCTTTTGCAAAATATTCTTATCTGGACGAATCTCGCACATCAGGTTCAACAAGTGAAGTGCAGTATCAGAATTGAGCTTGCCTATTGGAACATCTTTCAGGTTCAGCTCTATGACCTCTTTCAGGTTATGCTTGAGCACGTACGCATCCAGTTGCTCAACTACAGGCTTCACGGAGAGCATGAACATCTCAGTCTGTGCAGGAGTTTTGGGTTGGCGCTCGATGTACTTTGACCCTAGAAACTCAATATGAAGATTCTGCCCTTGAGGGTAAAACACGAGTAGGTCTGCCATTCTTGTGTTTTATACACAGTTTTCTTTTATGTGTGAATATCAATGTCCATAGACCATGTCTATTGCATAAATCTTGAACGAAGGCCAGATCGTAGAGAGAGTGCACAAGAACAATTTACAAAAATAGGAATTGAAAATGTAGAATTTTTCAATGCAACGGATGGAAAATTATTTGCACCAGATGGAATTCATATAACACAACCAGAATGGGGATGTGCATACAGTCACATTCGCCTTTGGAAGGATATGTTAGAGAAAGGGTACGAAACTGTTCTCGTGTTTGAAGATGATGTTAAAATAAGTGACGGATTTCTTGATAAACTTGCCCTTGTGTTTGACGACATGAAAGACATTGACTGGGACTATATAAACTTGGGACCAAGTCCAGAACCTTTTAGAATTTCTGACGTCTGGGAATCGGAGTTTGTAAAGCGAGGGCTGACTCTCATGACGCACTGTTACATAATTACCCGTAAAGGGGCTATGAAAATTGCGTTTTGGGATCCAGATGACTTATACTTTTCTATAGATCATCAACTTATTCAAGTTCCTTTAAAAATGTACTATACAAAGGAAACTCTCGCAGCTCAAGAGTTTGAAGACTATCCATGGGTTGGTTTTATGAAATCAGTTGTACAAGGAGACATTGGTATTTCAAGAACACTGCCTTATGATTTTATATTTAAAAGTTCTAAAATTCATTGGATATTCGTGCTTGTAATTTTATTAATTTACGTTTATTATGTTTCGCATAAATGGAGGTAAGAATCCCTTGACAGAGCCAAAGAGTGTTGTAAAGAATGGATCTGAGCCTGAAATATCACACCCTTGGAGCATGACGTTGTCCTTCGTGTAGTTGTAAACGTTCCATATAATTCTCATTAAAGAGATTGGTTTAATTTGTAACATGTCAATGTTTGAAAGATCTGCACTGCAAACTTGTTTTAAATTTCGTTTGATGCAAAGTTCCTGAATTTTGTCAAGGACCGGGTAAAGTTCATGACAAAATGCATCAGCCCCTTCAAGTGAATCAGGCTGGAGTTCCAAGAGTTTTCCGACAAGTATGTTGACGTACATGACTTCATCAGTCACATCAAACAAAAGCCAGTCAACCATTGGTAATTAATTGAAAATAAGTTTCTCTGAAAAACGTATGTACGAGATTGTTCCTAATCTGTACCTTTCAAGCTTCAGGGGGCTTGATGTCGATCATGAATGGATAGTAATCAATTGTTCAAACGATCTGCCTATGAAGGGATACGGAATACGTATTCCAATAAACGATTCCCCAGAAGAGAATGACCGAATGTATCAGGCGTTCACAGAGGTTATTCCGTGGATTAACAGTCACCGTGATCGCAAGATTGTTGTACACTGTGCGGCGGGTCAGCAGAGGAGTGCAGCAGTCGTAGCCGCGTTTCTTATATCAAACGACAGAAGAAATTCTGTAGATCAAATTATAGAATTTATAAAATCAAAAAAGCCTGATGCATTCCTTGGACACCAGACATTTCGTCCTGCGCTTGAACGGTGGTCAAGCAAATGATATAATTTCACGTACACTTGACGGTATACCTATACTGACCCCACGATAGATCCACTTTATCAAAAAATTACAATTAATAAATTTTATAGATTTCAACATGGTGTTGTCCTTGTTGAAATCTTCGAGATCTTGAACGAGGCAAATAACACCGAGAATATCAAGTCCGAGAATGGACATGTCCTTCAGGTCGATGATGCAGTACAAGTTCCTGCACTTTGTCCACCAATCAGAGATGAGAACCTTCATGTCATCAGCAGTCACTGGCTGGTTATTGATAAATTCTGATCCAGAAATGTACAAATTTATATCAAGTTCCGAGACGTACTCCCACTTCATAAACAGATCCAGATCCTTCATTATATTCTCACTCTAAAATAAATGATACACCTGATACGTATTGGAGGGGTTGCATGGGTTGGCGCCATGTGCTTCATGTTCGCATTCATAGTCTCGAGCCTCCTGAACATGGTAACTCCTGAACTTAAAAAGTCGCATCCCAAGTGGAGAACGTTTCTGGAGGTTGTCGTTCAGTTTGCAATAGTCGCGGCTATAGTCTATGGGTCCAGGTTATTCATACAGGCAATTCCTTACCCTTTTGACGGTACGGCTGGATACATACACTCAGAACTCGGCGAACTCAGGTCTCTTCCCCTTATGGTTTTCATATTCATGTTCTTCCAAACAAAAACTCAGGACAAGATGAGGTGGCTCATAAATTAAAAATTTGCATAATGTAAAATGAAGAATTCTTTGGTGATTATGATCATGATCCTCCTTGTGCTTTTGTGGTACATGCGTTCAAGCTCTGGATACATGAGTAACAATCAATTTATGCCGTTTTATAACGGTACGAAATATGATGCCGATGACATGGCTAACTAAGTATCAACTCAATTTCATCCTTTGTTTTTCCACAAAAAGAATTTGCAATAAGTTTACATATTGAATTGTACATTTCAGTGTACCCTAGATAATCCGCGTCAAGGCACAGTTCCTTGAGATAATCGTACTGTTCGTTCGTGACGCACCAGAGATCCACTGGTGCGTCAGGTACCTTTCCTGTCTCAGCAAATTCCATAATTTTAATAAATGAATTTTTGGAAATTACATCAAGAGGAATATGATCAGAAGTTGGAAAGTCTTCGAATAAAGCTGTAATCTTGTTCAATACTTCCCATGAGCATTCGACAGAACCATCTTTGAGTACGATTCTCATTACTTTTTAGCTTCACGTATCTTTATTCCAGAACGTTTTTCAATTGGGACACAATTGAAAAACGCTCCCGGTGAGACTTGAACTCACAATCTACAGATGGCGGCGAGATGAAATATTCATCTCTAACAGTCTGACGCCTTAACCAATTAGGCCACAGGAGCAGGTGAGCCTTTTAGAGACTTGCTCAGGTCGATTCTGACTTGTGTGATTCGAACACACGACCAGCGGAGCTACAATCCGATGCGCTACCACTGCGCCAAAGTCAGCTGGGGCGTCCCCCTGCCGTTTTTAACGAGGTGGCGCCCCCTCGAACTCCCCCCAGAGAGCGAGCTCTCGTGGTCCTGGCGGGGTTTGAACCCGCGGCTTCCAGCTCATAAGACTAGCACTCTAACCAACTGAGTTACAGGACCGTTTAGGACAGCGTAAAAATTTTACGAACCTCTCGAACCTCTGTACGGCACCCAGGGCACTGGGTGCTCCTGGTTTTTGCCCAACAAACCTCACACATAACATGATTACACGGATCAAGCAGGCAGTCAACAAGATGCTCCATACACACAAAACAAGTAAAACGGGCGTACCTTTCAGCATTCGTGTCGCACATAATCTGCTTCATAGCTTCAACGCGTCCAAGAGCCTCGCCGTACTCCTTGGTCAGTTCTGGTATACCCTCTGCAGTCTGGAAGTGTTCTATTACTGTAGAGAGGTTCGACTTTAAGTCGGCTGATTTGAGAACTTTTGAAGCAATTTCGAGAACATTAACATCGGCATATTTAGCAGAAAGACGTGAATGTGAAATTGTGACCGCAGCACGTGCCTTGGCGTACTGCGTTTTGAACCCTCCAAGCTCTTTTTCAAACTTCTTCCAAGATTCATCGAGCTCTACAGGGACTGGCTCTACTTGGGGGATAGAACGAGTTATAAACGCAAAATCACTCAGAGGCTCCAGGAACGAGTAATTCATTCATCACATTAATAAAAATGTCCTTAAGTATTAAATGATACCTGCTACTATAATTCTAGTTTTGGGTCTAGGCATAATTCTATTTGGAATTCAGATTATGTTTATGCCATCTCAGCGCAAGATTCCTACACAGGTAATCAAGTCGACAATCATGGTCGTTGGCGGGATGTACCTTGTGTTTTTCCTTTCGCAGCAGTTCTCCAGGGGAGGCAACTCGGGGGGGCTTCCTCCGGGATTTCATTGATGAATTCGATGGCGTCATCGAGGTGACTTAGACCCGGAAGGGCCCGTCCCAACTCTTCACGAGTCATGTCGAGTTTTATAAGAGCTTTGAGAAACTGAAACACGTTTGAATGTTCTCCAGCAATTTCCAATTTTCTTTTGAACAAAATTTCCCGAGTTTTGTCCAGAACGTCTTCGATACTTATGCCAGGATTTTCAATTTTTAATTGCCGAATGATATCAGCTCCAGAAAGATTCTCCATAGATATAATATAGATGGCTACTGACCTTAACACAATTTTCTTCTGGCTATTTGCTGTAATGTATGCAGCTCTGGGAATTGCAAGCTTCATAGAATACAAAACGCCTCAGGCGGAGGAGGGTGAGAATTACTTTGCCCTCATTTACATCATATTTGCGGTAGGACTGGCTATATATAAAATGATGGGACACTAGATGAAACATCTTCTTGGACGAGTCGATGGAGTTTGGGTTTCTCGAAGCGAAGATCTTGAATTAATTATGAACCGAATCGCTGAAAGGTGCGGGTTTACTGTTGTATCCCGGGCTTTTCACCAATTTGAACCAATAGGTACAACGGGTGTGCTCGTCTTGGCTGAGAGCCATTTCAGTGCTCACACGTATCCAGAAGATAACATGGTCTACATTGACGTCTTCTGCTGTTCTCCATCATTCAAGCCAGAGGATTGTGCGTGGGTAATTGAGCAAGAGTTTTCATGTACGAATTCTGAATGGAAGGTTGTAGCAAGGTAAAGTTTCGACTCCAAGATTACTGAAATAATCTTGGGGCCGAAGCCCGGCGAACCGGTTTCGACTTTTTTTTGTTTTTCGTTTAGTTGGAGAAGGCAAGGCCACCCATGCCAGACTGGATACGCAGGATGTTGTAGTTCACTGCGAACATCTTCTGCAGAGGGGTCGTGTAGTTGGTCTTCAGGTTCACTGCGACCTGGGCATTGTCGATACGAGAGAAGTTGCACGTGCCGGTTGGCTGGTGCTCCTCTGGCTGCAGGGCAAAGGAGTACACGTAGATACCAACATATGGCGTGCCCGTGTGGTAGACCAGGGGCTGGTACTGGTTGAAGTACTTGCCGATCTGCTCCTTGAAGCGGTCCTGTCCGTTGAGGATAACCTTGAAGTTGAGCAGAGGACCCGTCTCCCACCCGCCGCTCTGGGCCAGAGCACCCCAAGCGTTGGACGTACCCTCCTCGAACCAGTACACACCACCGACCGTGTTGGACAGCAGGGACTGGCCGGTCAGGGCAACAATGTTGGCGCTCAGGCGTGGGCAGCCAACCTCGTGGGGCATGGCGCCGATCACGGAGAAGGCGTTGGAAGACACGGTCACCTGCACGTTAGCGCAAGACGTGGAGAAGTTCCACATGCTGTTGTTGGCGGCAGCGACCGTGTTGGCGTAGCACCAGATCAGCTCCTTCACTGGGTGGTTGAA